TTACTCGTTTTGGGCATGGGGCATCTGTGGGACATTACCTCCAAAATTAGCGTTCAATATTGCCAGTTGGTTGTCATTGTTGTCGGACATCCATTTACCGTAAACGCTGTAAACCAACTGTGCGGACGTGTGCCCCATTTGAGCCGCAATGAAGTTTGGGTTGGCTCCAGCGCTTAATGCCCAGCAAGCATATGTGTGTCGAGACTCATATGACTTGCGGTGGGGAATTCCGCTCCTTCTTAATATGTTGTTCCACGTTCCTGAGAATGACCCGGGTGAGTACCATTCACCTCCTTTACCATTCCTTGCTGTTAGCCTGGGAACAAAAACAAATGTGCATTTATCCTGGCGAGTTCTGCCAAACTCTCTGAGGTGAACGTCTATCTGATGTTGTTTACCCATCCTGGTATAAGCCATCTGGCTTTTCAGTGCCTCGATAGCCGGAGTTGTGAGGTTGATTGTCCGGTTCCCATTTTCCGTTTTTGGCGGTGTGAAGTGGTCTGAAATGGTAAGGTTCCTGCTGAACCGAATAGTCCAGTTCTTGGTGTCTATGTCCTCCCATGCCAGTGCACATACCTCACCGTGTCGCATGCCTGTATTAAACGCAAGCTTCCACAGATTACGTATCTGGTCGCATGGGCATTTCTCAAGAAAGCGATGGTATTCATCACGAGTAAGTGGTGATGGATCTGACTTCGATTTTTTTAGTGGAGTAACTGCAGCAAATGGTGATTTGCTTATGTACCCATTCAACACCGCAAAATCAAACATTCTCTTCATGCAGGTAACATAGACGTTAACCGTCCTGACAGTCCTTCCTTTCTTCACTGACCTGTTTTTCTGGTGTGCACCACATATCTGGAACCAGCGATTCCCGACCCGCTGAACTACGGGGCCAGTCTGGATCTGAATGTGAACCTGCTGTCGGCGCTGGGTCAGTGCAATATCGACAAGGGCAGTATTCGGAATATTGAAGGGCATCGAGCCTCGCAATAGCTTGCCATTAAGCGCGCGTATATTGACTATTGAGCAAATGAGCAATATAAATAGGCCATGCTGTCACACTAGCATCTGCTCTTACTATCTCGCTCTGGAAAAGAGCAGCACCAAGCCTCGCCATCGTGCAGGGCTTTTTTGTATCCGCATTTCACCGCGCACCGCAGCGCATTAAACCACGTCGAACCAAACCCTTTGGAATGAGCCTTTGAGGAGTCAGTTAGTGCTGGCGAGCCTCGACGGGCTGATCTCCTATGCGGCAAAGGTTCATCTAAAAGTAAGGTACACGCTATGAACTACCCAACAGTCGTTAACGGCATTGATTTTCGCGATCTGATTTTTGTAGCAGACAACGATCCGGTTACCGATTCTTTTATGGTGGCAAAAGCATTCGGCAAATTATCGAAAAACGTAGTCCGTGACATTGAAAGGACTATTGATGCTTGCCCTCCAGAGTTTGATACAAAGTTCAACTTTGAGCTTTGCTATAAAAACAATGAGTTACAGAATGGTAAGCCGCAAAAATTTTACCGACTCCGCAAGGATGGATTTATGCTTCTTGTGATGTCTTATACCAAGAAGGAAGCCATGCGGATAAAGATCGCGTACATCAACGCTTTCAACTGGATGTACGCAATGCTTCAGGTTGGCCTGCGCCAGTTTGAGGAAGAGCGAAACGCGGTCATGCTGGAGTTCCTCAAAGAGAAAGATGTGGCGAGTATGTCCGGTCGTCTGCTTAACCGCTGGGGAAGGGTGAAAAAGCCCATCCTGCTGGCTAAAATTGAACGACTTGAAAAACAGGGGCAGATCCCACTGCCGGGATTCACCAAAGCAATTACTGAATAGGGGCCGCCACTGAGCGGCCTTTTTTGTGCCCATTCCAAAGCTCATCTGCGGGTGGGTTTGATAATGATTTGTGTAACCCCGCAAGGATGGTGATCACATCTTGCTGACGGGTAAGCCGTAAGTGGCTAAGCACTTCTGAGAAGCAGGGCAACAGCTGCGACAAGGCAAAGAGGTAATCATGTCAGACATCTACCAAATCACGCTAGAGCTAACTGTGGAGGGGAAAGTTTTGATAAGTAGTATGGGAATGAGTTGAGCCCATAGGGAGTGGGAAAGTAACCCAGCACCCGAGATAAAAGAGAGCGACATCAACCATGGTGACTTCTTCGGTATTCGAGGTTAAGCGCTTTACCGTGTTCATGCATTTTTCGAAGTGTTTTTTCATGGTAGCCCCCTTGCTTATAACAACATCGTTAACAACCTTTACTGCTTTTGGTATCAGTGGATAAAACAAAAGACCTATGGCCGTGATGTCTTTCACCAGTTGGACGATATCGCTTCCAGCACTCCCTATGGACTCGTGAAGCAGTTTAACCAAATTCAGAGAATTATCAATGGCACTCACTGACAAACAAGAAATGTTCTGTCGCGAGTACCTCAGCGATTTAAACGCCACTCAGGCAGCTATTCGTGTGGGGTACAGCGCTAAAACTGCTAACCGTACCGCTACAAAATTGCTGTCAAAAGCTGTCATTCAAAACAGGATTGCTGAGCTTAAAGCCAAGCGCAACGAAGATGTTGGCATTGATGCAGATTATGTGCTCCGGCGCATGGTTGAAATAGATCAGATGGACGTGCTGGACATTCTGAATGACGACGGGACGCTCAAGCCGATATCACAATGGCCTAAGTCGTGGCGCACAACATTACACGGACTGGATATCAGCACAACCATCCAGAACTTCAACGAGGACACGACGGAAACCATCCTCAAGAAGATTAAATGGCCTGACAAAGTGAAGAATCTCGAATTGCTTGGCAAGCATGTAAAAGTCCAGGCATTTAAAGAGCAGGTTGAGCAGAAAGTTACTGCCACACACAACATCATGCTGGTTCCTACATGCGCCAGCGCGGAAGAGTGGGAAGCCGCAGCGCAGAAACAGCAGAGTGAGGTTCTTGGTGGATGAATTACAAAGTAGCCTGGAAACTTCTTCCCGGATCGCAATCACTCTCTCTGAGCTGTCCATGCAACGAGATTCACTCGCGGCCCCGGTAAAATAGCGGCACAGTTAACGCGGTTTCGGCGCAACGTTGGGCTTGGGTACGGCTCATTCTGGCGTGGTGTGATATTTGATAGCGAGTATAAAAACCTCACCGACATCATAACACAGTCGAAGCGTATGTACCGCATGTTCAATGACGGTGCTCGTTATCTGGCGTCTGCTTCTGAATTGCGGTGGGTGTGGCCTACTGGAGAAGAGGTTCTCTTCCGGTTCGGCAAAGAAGAGAGCGACTACTGGGATTATCACGGTCAGGAATTTCCGTTCATCGGTTTCAACGAACTGACAAAACAGCAGTCGCCTGAGTTCTACGAGATGATGTTCTCCTGTCGGCGTTCATCATTCAGGCCTGAAAACTACCCGCTTGACGATGGCAAGCTCTTGCCGCCGATCCAACTGGAGACATTCAGCACAACGAACCCGTTCGGCATCGGTCATACTTGGTTAAGCACCTATTTATCGACCCGGCACCACGCGGAACAATCATCCGTGAATCCGGCATACCTGAAAAGCCTGCTTTCTACGTATTCGACATCTGCCGTGGTTGGATAAGTCGAATCCCCGTACTTGTCCGTGACGATAAAAAACCTGATGACGTTGATACGCAGCAGGAAGACCACGACTGGGACGGCACTCGCTACCGCGTCCTGCACTCACCGCGCAAAGTCGGCGCAGTATTCTTCTAAGGATCATCGCCAGTGAGAGAACAAGATAACGGCCTTCAACTTGCTGTGACCAACCTCGCCACTGAAATGCGGCGAGCGAATTACCTGAATGCCATTGGCATCGGTGGCAGCAACACGAAGCGCCCAACGCTTTACCAGGTGTTTGGCTACCCACGCACGATCAGCTTCAACGACTTCTACAACATGTACCGCCGCAACGCCGTCGGCTTTGCTGTGGTACATCGCCTGTTGGATGGTTGCTGGCAGGACTATCCGGTCATCGTCGACGGTGACGAGACGCAGGAGTCAGAGGAAACAAACGACTGGGAAAAGAGCGTCACCAAGTTCATGAAAAAGCTGTGGCCAAAGGTGGAGGATGCTGATCGCCGCAATATTGTAGGGCGCTACTCAGCGCTGCTGTTGCAGATAAAAGACAATAAGCCATGGAGTGATCCAGTAGACATCAAACTGGTGAAATCTCAGGGCGAGTCCGCCTTGGTGAAGCTTATCCCTGTATGGGAGCCGTAG